TGTGCCTGATCCATCTACGCCAGAAGAACCACTTGTTCCATCTACGCCAGAAGAACCACTTGTACCTGATCCGTCTACACCAGAAGATCCACTAGTTCCAGAAGACCCACTAGTGCCTGATCCATCTACACCAGAAGAACCACTTGTTCCATCTACGCCAGAAGAACCGCTTGTGCCGTCTACACCAGAAGATCCGCTTGTGCCTGATCCATCTACGCCAGAAGAACCACTTGTTCCATCTACGCCAGAAGAACCGCTTGTGCCGTCTACACCAGAAGAACCGCTTGTGCCGTCTACACCAGAAGAACCGCTTGTGCCTGATCCATCTACGCCAGAAGAACCGCTTGTGCCGTCTACACCAGAAGAACCACTTGTACCTGATCCGTCTACACCAGAAGATCCACTAGTTCCAGAAGACCCACTAGTGCCTGATCCATCTACACCAGAAGAACCACTTGTTCCATCTGCGCCAGAAGATCCGCTTGTGCCTGATCCATCTACGCCAGAAGAACCACTTGTTCCATCTACGCCAGAAGATCCGCTTGTGCCTGATCCATCTACGCCAGAAGAACCGCTTGTGCCGTCTACACCAGAAGAACCGCTTGTGCCTGATCCATCTACGCCAGAAGAACCGCTTGTGCCGTCTACACCAGAAGAACCGCTTGTGCCTGATCCATCTACACCAGAAGATCCACTAGTTCCATCTACGCCAGAAGATCCACTTGTACCTGATCCGTCTATACCAGAAGATCCACTTGTTCCATCTACACCAGAAGAACCGCTTGTGCCGTCTACTCCAGAGGAACCACTTGTTCCTGAAGATCCACTTGTTCCATCTACGCCAGAAGATCCACTAGTTCCAGAAGACCCACTAGTGCCTGATCCATCTATACCAGACGAACCACTTGTACCGTTTACTCCAGACGAACCACTTGTACCGTCTACTCCAGACGAACCACTTGTACCGTCTACTCCAGACGAACCACTTGTTCCAGAAGAACCGTCTGTACCACTAATACCAGAAGATCCACTTGTGCCTGATCCATCTATACCAGAGGATCCACTAGTTCCATTTACTCCAGACGATCCACTTGTACCGTCTACTCCAGATGAACCACTTGTGCCGTCTACTCCAGACGAACCAGATGTACCAGATGAGCCAATAGTGCCCTGTATACCATCTCTACCAGAGGAGCCACTAGTACCTGAAGAACCTGAAGTTCCTGGAATACCAGGAGGACCTGCAGTTTGAACTCCTACATTTATATCATTACTACATGATTCTACTGTTACATCAATATCTGCCATAAGGTTAAATGTGCGCTACATCAGGCAAAACGTTTAATCTAAACTGAAATAAAGTTCTATTTTTTATACCAGTAGAATAAAAATGAACATCCCCATAAAGATTTATTGGAGGAAAATTCTTAGTGTAGTAACCACTAATATCAAAATATACAGAACCACTATATGGATCTGCATAAGATATAGTCGGAACAAATTGATAAATCAAATCTCCATCAGGATGAGTACGGATTTGCCCCGTACAAGTCATATTTGTGAAATCATCAGAACTCGAAGTCAAATTTATGTTCTGAGTACATAAATGATCTCCACGTATCACCGATAATTGAGTTGCTGCCACAATTAACTTTACACTAAAAAACAGAAAAAAGAATCAATATTATATTTCTCTTAATATTTTTAAAACTTTTTTATGTTCAGGGTTATTTGGGTCGAGTATTAGAGATGGATTTTCTACGGTCATAGAAATAGAACCCTTATTAGTAGACTTAAACTCTCTTAATAATTTATTTTTTAAATCCTGCCTTGATCCACTAGCAAAAATTCCTATTTTCTCACACATGTGCTGCATATCAACTAGAGTCATATCTTGGAGTTTTTCTTTGAAAATTTCTAAATTGCTAGTTCCAAAAGGATTAGATTTTTCTATACCTAAAGCTTTTTCCAATTCTCTAACTTTTTTTATTTCAGGGTCTTCTTGAATTTTCCCATCAGCTAAAGTTAAATCATCTAATTCAGATTTTTTATTAACTTGTTTCTTAACTCTTTTTGAGCTTTTAGATTTTTTATTTGACATATATATAATAATAAGTTTAAAATTTTAAATTCAATTAAAAAAGGGCGCCACCCTTTTAAAAGTGACGCCCTGTTGTGGATTTCTGGATCTTTAATTATACGATAAGACCAACTAGAGCTCTATTATCAAGAACCATGCGACCTTCTTCAAGAGCACCAAAGTAACCAATCTTACCTTGGCGAATTGTGTATTGATCGTCAGCTTGAAGGTTGAACTCAGATCCTGTATCAGAATCGACAGCAACAGCACGAATTAATGAATCGCGTGATCTGTCAAGACCAACAAGAATTTGCTCGTCAGATTGAATAGCTTGTGCTGTACCTCCATTAGAATTAATGGCGTAATTATCAGCGTAAGCAGTATTTCCATCAACAGCAGTAAAGATAGTGTTAAATTTCTTACCAACACCGAGCTCTAAGATTTCCATGATCGAAACTCCGAAGAATTCAGGCAATCCAGCTTGACTGAAAACTTGGTTACGAATTTCATCAGTAGCTGCAACAGGAGCGTTTCCAGCAGTATTGCTAGTACTAGCAGCTACAACAGGAGAACCTTTAGTGTTAATAGGATTATAAGCCATACCCCTAATTTCTTCAATTATTTCAGGAGAAACAATTAAATCTGTTAGACCTCTACGAGCGCCAGAAGGAGTACCCCCAACAAAAGAAGAATTAATTCTTTTGATTTTTGTGAATAATTTATTTAAATCATTCAAAACAAAACGACCTTTAGCAGCAGAACGGAACACATGATAATTATCAGCTGCAGTAGCGCTATTACCTGTGGAAGCGTTTGCTAAAGCTGTCATTAGCAAATTAGCAGAAGTTCTTTCTTGTTTAAGTAAAACTTCTTGAGCTACACGAGTAAAAGATTTGCTAACAACATCTAAACGACTTTTAGCTGCATATTTTTTATCGAAAGCCACTGCGCTATCTAAACGATAGGTAGCGATTTTCAATTCAGAAGCTAAAGGCTGAACGATATTCTGAGGAAGGCCTCCTGCTACAGATTGACTATATACTTTAATATAATCTTCATCGAAGATATCATAGTATAAATCTAATGGAATAGAAGGGTTATCTTCTGCGTTGAACTGTAAACTTGTAAATAAATTTGAAACAGTTGGAGCGTTATTAATAACTTCAGCTAATACAGGACCAATGAATTCAGCCAAAGCCACTTGCGCGTCATAGGCTACTTCACGATTCTTAGAGGCTAAAGCTTTGATTAACTCAACCTGTTCGTCTGTTCTCTTTAAAACTATTTTCATATTATTGTTATCTTTCTAAATGGTTAAGCGAGTTGAGGACGTGAACAATCAATCTGAACCAAAGCGTATTTACCTGTTGTGGTTCCTACGAAATAATCACTTTCACCATTCTGAGAAGAACGTGAACCGGTGGCTAAAATCTTACCTATAACGTTAAGACCTGTAATCTGTGCGCTACTAGAATCAGCTAAACCTGTAACTTTACCAGCAGTAGAACTAATATAAAGAACAGAATTAGGAGCGCAATTTGTGTCGTCCCACCCTGCAAAAGCGGTTTCATTTAATGTGAACACACCTTTGCTAGCTACAGGAACAGCTTGACCACTTAAAACGGCTTGTAATTCTGCAGCTTTAACAGGATTATAGAGAAGCTTTTCTCCGTTTTCATCCTCTAATAAGGTTTGATTTAACGTAATACCAAGAACTGGGGCGTCATTGGTAGCCGCTGTAAAGGTTAGAGGAACCGAAGGGTACTGAGCTGCTCCAATAAATGGATAATCAGTTTTCCCTAAATAACCGTTAGTGGCATAAGTAATAGGATCCAAGTCCATATTACCAGCCGACACTTTAACGAAAACACCTGCTGAACCATTACCGTTTGTAGACGGATTAGTATCAGCAGTGTCACTAGCAAACAAGTTAACTACGTCTTGATCGCTATACTGTCTGAATGGATATAATCTTAATGACATAACTTTTTAGAAGTTTATTGTTATATTTTCTTTTGAAAAAGCCTTACTGAATTTATCTTTCCAAGAAGTTTCTTGCTCAGTAGGCTCAATATTCTGAGCAGGAATCGAAGAAGGTTCTTCTTGCGCGTTAGCTAAAGCAGTTTCAACTTCAACTTCAGCTTCTACCTCTTCTTTTGTTTCTGTTGAAGCTTCAGCAACTTGGACTTCTTCACTTGTCTGAAGTCTTTTAGCCAGTTCAGCTTCTAGTCTTTCTTGGAAAACTTTTTCTTGTTCTTCTTTAAAAGATTTATTTTTATGACGGTAAATAACAGCCAATTTATCCTTATAAGAAGCGAAAGCTTCATCGGAGCTCTCTAAATTCTTTAATTCATCAGCTAAAAGCTGACGATCCTGATCTTCGAAATCATATTCTGTGTCTAAAATGCCCATTCTAGAATTAAATAATTCTTGAGCAGCTTGCGCAGAAAGAATAGATTCGAGTTCCGTGATTTTAGAAAAAGCTTCTTCTAATTTATCTGAATTAGAAGCGAGATCTTTTTTAAGTTTTTCTGCTTCTGCAACGGCTTCAAGTTTAGCCTCTTCAGCAGCAGAAATCTTAGATTGAATCTCATCGCTTTTTTCTTTGATACTTTCAGCGATTTTTTGCGAAATATTCGCAACAGCTTCGTCGCTGAACGTTTCAGTGCGCTGCTTTTCAGCCAACACTGTCTTTAAGTCTGATAATATCTGTTCTAGATCCATAATGTTAGTTTTGTTAAATTTTACAGTTGTTTTGGGTTGTTGTGAAAAAATTTTATTTGTTTTTAATAATTCTAAACTATTAACTGTTATAGGTTCTATTTTTTTAATCGCATCTGAATTAGTTTTGATTTTATCTTGAGTTCCATCTTCTACCACAACACCCTCAACTTCTGCTGCTGGATTAGTAGTAAAGCCAATTCCTAATGGATAAATTCTTCCAGTAACTAAACGATAAACTGGAGTACCATCATTCATATATCCATTACCCTCAAAACCTTTTAAGTATTTTTTAAATTCTTGTATTTGTTTTTCATCCGTAACTATTTCTGCTTCTTTAAGATCATTACTTCCAACAGCCACATAGTAATCATTAAAACCTATTTCCCAACTTGCGCTAATTTTTTCATGAAAATCTGATTCAGGATCATTAGAATCCACTAAAGCTTCAGCAAAATCTCTGTCTACTGTTTTATACACAACAGCTGCTAAAGCTATATTAAAAGGATCTAAATTACCCCTTACTTGTTCATCTTTTAAAATTTCATTTTTATCAAAAGAAGAAAAACCAGAATTAACAATGTGACCTACTACTTTTTGTTTCTTGTGTTCAATATTTGTAGGTTTATGAATAAAATATTTTTTAAAAGCAATTGCTGTGTTAGTATCAATTCCATCTCCATTTTTATTAAACCTGTTAACTACTGCAGCATTGAAAGCTGCCCCAACTAAATCAACATTTTTTTCTAAATCAACACTTTCAGGAATTAGACTTTTTAAAGGATCTAAAGAAGCTTTCGACAATAAAATATTATTATCAAAATTCAATGAAGCAGTAACAATATTGTCAAATCTGGTAAAATACTTAAACATATTAATATATATTACACTTATTTTTTAGTGCTGTGATATAATAATGCTGCAGCATATGTGTTTAAATCATGCTCGCTTGCTATACTTTGAATTGATTTTAATACTGATAAATTATCTAACTCTGCAGGATTAGATATGACGCTGTTAGCAACTTTGTTCCACGTAGAACTTTCAGACGCTACAATAATAGCTTCACTAATGCTTTCTGCTAAGCTTTTCTGATCTTTACTTAATCTTTTTTTATTATATTTTTTTCTCAACAAAGATTCAACTTCTCCGTATAGGTTTTTAGTTAAATCAAAAACTTGAACTATAGATTCTCTTGAATAAACCGAAGCCTTTGTGGTTCCAACAGGACGACCTCTTTCATTAGGGACATTTACCTTTTGAGGAGGAACAACATCAGTTTTTTCTACAGGTTCATTTTTATTCCCAAAATTTGGAGCTGGAGGAGATACAGAAGGAACGCCGCCTACTATTGGATTATAAAATCCTTTTTTCCTTTGTTCTACAAATTTTTCTTGAGCAGCTGCTAATTCTTCCCCACTAGGATATATGCCTGTTTCAATTACTCTAATACCTTCTTCAGGAGGCAAGATACCTAGTTCCATCATTCTAGTAACAACTCTATTAAACTGCGTTTCATCTTTTATAGAAACTTCTTCAAACTTAGCTATAGGGCAACGACCTTTAAAACCTAAGTTTTTAAATATTAATTCCATTTCTGGCTGAAGAAAGTCATTTAAAAAAGCATTTCTAGCTTCCCTTAATCTTTCAAAAAACACCTGCGCTTTTATTGTTGTATTAGCAAATTTTTCTGAACCGATTAAAATATTCTGTAAACCTTCTTTAATATCTTCATTGACAATTTTATATTTTTCATACCCTAATACTTTATTCATATCAGGAATAATGAAGTCAGCTTTAGTTGTGTAATCAGCAACGAGGACGCGACCCACAGACTGATTCCCAAGTAAAGATTGCATTGCTTTGATGTTTTTATGGTTTATACCTCCTTTGGAAGGCTCTGCACCTAAAGTTATTAATAAAATTACATTTTCAATAGTTCTACAAATCGCTTGATCAATTTTTTTCATTTCTAATTTAAAATTAATATCATCAAGCACAGGGAATCCAAACGGCACAGCAAACGGTTCGTAATCTTGTTTTTTATAAAAAGAATAAATAACGTCTGTTGGATTTAACTGTATTTTTAAACCATCTTGAGCCCACTGACCATTTTTGATTTTACCCTTAGTTTCTTCATCCAAATTATCAAATACAATTTGATCATGATGATTTTTAGGATTTTGTAATCTTTCTAACTCATATTCAGAAAGAATTTTTTCATAGACAACTTGTTTCCAAGAACTTGTTCTAGTTGCAACTACGTAATACGGATTTAGAAGTGTATATTGCACAGGAACAGAATTTTTCACATTATAGGGGGTGGGATAATTATAAATCTTTTCTACATTATCATAAGACATCCCATCTGCATTAGCATAAGTTTTTATAATTGATTGAAAATCATCCAATGTAAATTTCGCATTTATCTTATAAAAAAACACATTTCCGCTTCTGTAATATTCACGGAAGTATTGATCTTTTACTTTCCATATTTGAATATATTTCATCCACTGACTAAAAAATTGTCTAGCCTTAGCGCTTCCTCCTTCTAAATTTATTTCTGCATTAGAAAACTCTGACATGATGTCAACAGCATTTCTAAAGATTGCTACATTTGCATAAGCTTTTTGACATAATTCGATACAATCTCTAACATTGTATCCATTAACAGATAATTCAAACGGCAATAAACCCTCTCTAATATTAGCATATTTGTAAATTTTTGGCCCAACGTATGCAAGATTCCTTCTTGTATTTGTACTTGTCCCTCCTCCATTTCTTTGGTAATTCGCCTTAGCATCAAAATCATAGAAAGGGTCTCCTATGATTTGAGGCTCCGAAGATGAAAGCATTTTGTCTAAAGAAGGATTTTTTTCTTCATTAGTGCTTTGAGAAAACTTATTCCAATAATCTGATTTTTTTGTATATTTACGGGCCATGTCTATATATAATACTTACACAAAGTTACTTCTAAAGTGACTTTTAACTTTTAAAATATAAAAAAATATTTCTTTCTCCAGGTATTACAACTGTTTCATCTCTTTGAAAATCGCAGTTTTTTAGATATGAATCACAATAAGATCCTTTGCCTACAATTTTTTCATTTGTCTCAAAACGGAATATTTTATTATTTTTTTTCCACTCTATCCAAGTTCCTGGTAAAAAATTATCATCTATAGCAATCCACGCATGAGGATTCATTCTATGAAAAAAAGATAAAAGTTCTTTTAAATGATGATTGGCTGATGGATGTTGGTTTTCGTAATCCAAATCATAAGAATCTAAAATAAATAAATCTACACATCTCACAAATTCATCTGATAAAGAATTAATAACTGAAACGCTATCACCACAAACGTAATCTATCACATCAATAAAATTTTTATTTAGATTTTTACTAGCCCTTATAGAATCAAAGCTTATATCTATAGATAGTAAATTGCCTTTCGTATAATTTTTTATTAAGTAAGCAAAAGAGCCTGTAAATCCTGGTTCATCGTAATAATGATGGCAACCGGTTTCCAATATATTAACAGGACGATTTAAAGATATTAAATAATCAAAAGCTTTTTTAATAAAAAGAATTCTAGAAGGCCCAAAAGATTGCTTTTTTAAATCATTAATAAAATCCTTCATGCTATAAACAAAGGAGTGAAAGTTTCTGTTACGTTTTCTGCTTTAGCCTGTTGCATATCATTATATATTTTAGCCAACCAATTCCCCAAAACCAAAGCAGAATAACTATCTTTTCTTGGTTTATCTGGACCAGTTTTTCTTTTTAAGTTAGCTGGAAGATCAAAACTTTGAGTGCCTTGAGCTGTCGTAGTTATCTGTATTAAAGCGCATTCTGTTTTTGTTAACATTATCATATCTGTTAAATGTTCAACAAAATCAATCATTTTAGCCTCTTCACTTTCTTTTGTAGATTCTGCTGTGTTAGAAAACTTCAACTTATCTATTCCTATTTTTTTCTTCGTTTGAGCTCTAAAATTTTCATCAATTGCTCTACTAGCAAAAAATATTCTTCTGTGATCAAAATTAGCTTGCAATAACTCATTTGCCATTCTGATCCAGCTAGATGTTGGTTTCCTTAAAAATACATATTTAAAATCGGATTTATTATATTCATTCTTAGCCATTACTAAGTTTTGCGCATAATCTTCTGGCTTTTCAAACTCTGTTGTTATTTGTTTTAAATTAATATTTTCATTTTTAAAAAGCTCACTTTCATTACAAGAATTCATAAATTGAACCCCACCATTATAATCCATACAAACAGCAACAACATTAAAGTTTTTTAATATATATAAAAAATATTTAATATGATCTTTCAAAGAACTGCCAGACAAAGCATATGAATGAACTAAAGTC